GGATCTGGTTTTGATTCGTATGTCTGTATTGCTGTGACTTCAGGTATGGCACGAAAATCTCTGGCGTACTTGTCTCCGTGGAGCCAAGTGAGTGGGCCTGTGTTTTTGGAACGCAGTTTTAAATCGTTGGCAGTGTGTCGCCAATGAATATTATTTTCTGCGAAGCCCGCCTCTACGAGTCGGTCATAAGTTTTTGATCCCACCGCATACACCTTTTGTTCCAACAGTTCTGTAAGACTGTGTGCATAGTGTTTGATGGATTCGATGTGTGTGATGATCAATCCCGATTGTGCATCTGCAGATGAGTGTTCAACGGTGGCTGTTTTAAGACAGGGAATCCACAGGTCATCCTCATCCAACTCCTGGGGTCGTACAATTTGTGTGTAGACTTGCATATGTGATTTATTTAGAATGTGTGTGTCATTGATTAAATGATGCTATTTGGTTCTAGGCACCGTGTGTGTATGATTTTTTATACTTTATATATAGTATCTATATGTTAAAAGAAGGGTTGTCCTGTTTTTTTAGCAGTATCTAGATTTTCTTTGACAACTCCGCCCATTACTTCTCTATCTTCATGACAGGTAGCATATATTTCATCCAGAGTGATTGATCCACGCATGAACCATGCCAATTTGAATAGATCGGATTTAAAATTTTTAATTTCACCTTCCATTTCCTTGGTGAGTTTGATAATGTCAGAAGTCGGCAGTGTTGATATCTTTATACGAAAAAATTTGCTGAATCAAATGCTACAGGTATTGTGTATTCAGCAGGTGCTCCGTTCTTAATTTCTTCTTCTGAAGATTTAATGATTTGAGGTTTTAATTGAAATACTTCTCTATTTTTTTCCAAATGCTCCATGATGGAACTGAAAAATTGTTTGTCAGTGTTTTCCAAAAACTCTTTGATTTGTTTGGCATCGGTTACAGTCTCGCCATCCACTGTGATTGATGCTATTGTGTTAGCCACCATGCCCACACTTAATTCTGTTAATTTTTTGAAAGTTACTTGAAATGCTTTTACTTTTTCTTCATCATTCATTTTTGTGTCATCTACAATCTTTTGAATTCTTTGCTGTTCAAATGTTTGGATTGCACTTTCGGTAAACTCTTTGTACGTTAAAGGTTTTGTTTTTACTTCCATGTTTTGATAAAAAAATGTATCATTGTATTGTGCTGACAGGATGCTGTTCAAACTTTCTTGTAAATCCAACACCAATTCTTTCTCAATGGATGTGCCCGGCACTTTGATTGGCATAGTCATGCTGGTTCCATATGTGGCCATTCTGATGGTCATCAATGCCGCATCGCAATCTATCGAAGGCATTGCCCATGCATTCTTAATTGACGGTATACAACTCTGTATCACTGTCACAGTGGCTTCTCCATTCAACAATGCATCTGGAGTTTTCAGCAACATTTCATCTTTTGCTGTCATAGGATACACAGCAACATCTCCTGATTCAGGAACCTGTATAGATCCTTCAGGATAAAATTTATAACCACTTGGCAATCTTACAAACTGTTTGGGCTGTCTGTAATACTTTTTAAGTGGGTTATTATTTGTACCTATTTGTTCTTGTGACATTCAATCTCCAATAAATATTGTTATTAACTTTTAAACTGCTAATATTTAGTATGACATATTAACTGCATACTTAATGATTGGCATTAAATACAAGTAACAAGGATTTTGGTATCACATAATGGCAACAATTGAAGAATTATTAGAAGACGCGGTTAAAAAAGGTGGGCTAGCCAGCGAAGATACTGCCAAAAAGATATTGAAGGCTGTAGGTGGGTCTGGAGGTGGTGGTAACAGTGGTGCTCAACGCGAGTTCACAGAAGAAACCAAAAAAACCAGCAAATCAGTTGTTGTATTCAAAAAAGTTTTAGGTGCGGCAGGAGCCGGCTTTGCAATGTTGAAAGATGGAGCAGACGGATTGGTTGGCGGACTCGGTGTTCTATCACAAAGCACCACAGGATTAAACAAAGTATTTTTACAATTCACAGCCGACCTAGCGGCAAGAGTGTTTGAAAATGTTGACACTTTCAGAAACTTGGCAGAGATAGGCGCGAACACAACTCAAACAGTTAGTGATTTTAGACGTATAGCAGGCGACGCCGGAATAGACATGACAAGATTAGCCCAGGCATTAATGAGTGCCAACACATCACTGGCTGGTTTTGGCGGTAGTGCAAACGAAGGTGCAAGAAGATTCAACACAATAATGACATCACTATTACAGAGTGATTTCAGAAAAACAATCGCAGGTCTTGGATTTTCTATGGAAGATATCACAGAAGGCTTTGCTGATTATCTAGACTTACAGACTACTTTGGGTAGATCTCAATCAATGAGTAATTCACAGTTGGTTGCAGGCTCGCAAGAATATCTATTGAGATTAGACCAATTGTCAAGATTAACTGGATTGCAAAGAGATCAAGTGAAAGATGAATTACAAGCAGTGGCAGATGCCAGAGAGTTACGTTTAATTTCAAACAGTGAAATAGAAGCAACCATGGTAAGGGTCAAAGCGGCGGCACCAGAAATGGTAAGTGCTGTTACAGGATTGTTAGCAAAAGGATTCCCAGAAGGCGGAGAACAAGTTGGTATATTTGCTGTGGACGGTGTGCGTGAAGCAGTGTCGGCATTGAGAGATGGTGTACCTGGTGCAAGTGATATGTTTATTCAAGCACTGGCACGTAACGGTGAAAGCATTGCCAACATGGACGAAGGTCAGAAAAAATTAATTGCTACTCAACTAGGCGTGGGCAATGAATTTTTCAATGTTGCGGCAGATTCTGTTAAGTTCAGAAAATTCTTAGGACAAAGTACAAGTGCCATCATAGCAGAACAAGAAGCAAGAGCGGCAAGCACTGAAGGTGCAAAACAATTTCAGAATGCCAGTGAAAACTTGCGTTCAAAATTTCAAAAATTATTGACTCCATTCCAACAAGGAGTTGATATTATTATAGGTGGCTTGGCAAGCATAATTGGTCCTGAATCTTTTATTGCAACCACATTGGATGATTTAGGAACGAAATTTAACGATTGGTTCGATGAGTTGTCAGAAGGTGGCAAAGTGGCAATGGGAGGACTATACGTTGCGGCAGGTGTAGCGGCGGCGGCATTGACTGCGATCGCCGGCAAGAAAGCCGTCAAGGGAGTTACAAGTTATCTAACAGGAGGCGGACCGGGTGGCGGAGCGAAATCTGTTTTAGGAAAGACTGGTGCAGGTGGTGGAGGTTTACTAGCCGGCATGGGTGGCGGACTAAAAGGATTAGCAGTCGGACTTACAGCAATGGCAAATCCGGCAACTCTATTAGGTGCGGCGAATTTAGGACTAGCAATCACGGCAATAGGAGCAGGTTTAGCCGCGGCAACTTTCTTAATGGGAGGAGCATTAGAGAAGTTTAGCAGTGGTTTACAAGGTTTTTCATTAGTAGATGGCGGCAATTTAATACAAGTAGCCAAAGGCACTTTGGCACTGTCAGGAGCAATGGCGGCAATGGGGGCAGGAAGTACTGTAGGTGCTGTTACAGGCTTTGTAGGTAAGATTTTCGGTGGAGGATCAGAAAACTTTGCCAAAAACTTGAATAAAACACTCGATGAGCTTGACAAAGGCAAAATAGACATGTATGCTAACAGTTTAGATAACTTAGGAAATGCAATGACAAATTTAAGAAGCGGTATGGTGGGATCAACAACGGCATCCGCAAGTTCAACCGGAGACAAGTTGGATCAGTTAAATAGTACGATGGAACAAATTTTGATGGCAATGAGTGATGGCAATCGTTACAGCAGAATAACTTCACAAGCAACAACAGAAATGTCGGATACAGTATAATGAGTTGGAAAAAATATTTTACAGAAGTGCCACTATCAGACGGCACAGGCGGAATGAATTCACCTTTAGGTGGTGGAGTAGGTGGAAAGGCTGGACCAGCCAAAACAAACTACTCATCATATCTTCCAGATGTGTACAGCGGTGCACCAAACAGAATTGAAAGATACGGACAATACAATGTGATGGATTTAGATTCAGAAGTGAATGCCGCATTGGATATCCTAGCAGAATTTTGCACACAAAACAATACACAAAACAATACACCATTCAAATTTGAATACAATCAGAAAGCAACTAATACAGAAATACAAATCATAGAACAATACCTGCACCAATGGTGCAAAATGAACGACTTTTCTAAACGTGTGTTTAAGATTATGCGTAACGTATTCAAGTATGGTGATGCATTCTTTATTAGAGATCCGGAAACAAAGAAAATGTTTCACGTTGATCCAGCAAAAGTAACAAAAATAATTGTAAATGAAAGCACAGGTAAAACTCCTGAGCAATATGTTATAAAAGATATCAATTTTAACTTTAAAAGTCTTGTAGCAACTACACCTTATCAAACAACAGGCAATGTTACTGGCGGTGGATCAGGATATTTGACTGGCGGAGTAAGAGGAATGACTGGAGTGGACAATACATCAGCACCAGGAACAAGATTTGGCACAGGACAAAGAGAAATTGCTGTTGATGCCGACCACATGGTACATTTAAGTTTAAGTGAAGGACTGGACAACAACTTTCCGTTTGGTAATTCACTGTTGGAAAGCATTTTTAAAGTTTACAAACAAAAAGAATTACTGGAAGACGCAATTATAATCTACAGAGTACAAAGAGCACCTGAAAGAAGAGTGTTTTACATTGACGTAGGTAATATGCCAAGTCACTTGGCAATGCAATTTGTGGAAAGAGTTAAAACAGAAATTCATCAAAGACGTATTCCTTCATCAACAGGTGGTGGAACAAACGTAGTAGACAGTTCTTATAATCCACTTTCAATCAACGAGGACTATTTCTTCCCACAAACAGCAGAAGGAAGAGGTTCTAAAGTAGAAACATTACCAGGCGGTACTAACCTTGGTGAGATTGATGACCTAAAATACTTTACAAACAAATTATTAAGAGGTTTAAGAATACCAAGTTCATATTTGCCAACAGGTGCAGACGATTCGCAAAGCAGTTTCAATGATGGCAGAGTAGGAACAGCATACATTCAAGAACTAAGGTTCAACAAATACTGTGAAAGACTACAAAATTTAGTATCAGATGAATTTAATCAAGAGTTCAAACGTTACCTTTTAGAAAAAGGTGTGAACATTGACACAGCAATGTTTGATATCAAGTTTCAACCACCAATGAACTTTGCTTCTTACAGACAAGCAGAAGTAGACAACAACAGAATTTCCACATACACACAAATAGCAACAGTGCCATTTGTTAGCAAACGTTATGCTCTGTCTAGATTCTTAGGATTAACTCCAGAAGAGATGGCAGAAAACGAAAGAATGTGGAGAGAAGAAAATGATGACTCTATGCAAACTAAACCAACCACTTCAGCAACTGAATTGAGAAGTGCAGGAGTTAGCACAGCAGGTATTCAAGCAGATTTAGATGCGGCGGAACCAGCAGAAGAACCAGGTGATCCTGCAGACAACACAGGCACTCCAACTCCAGCAGGAGATACAGGTGGCACAGGTGGCGGAACGCCAACTCCGGGCCAGTAAGTATAAATAATTTTATGATATTACGTGAACTTTTTTATTACGATCAAATAACAACAGAGCCAGGTGAGCAGAAGCAATACGATGCCACTGCTGATCAGTCTATTATGTCTTTAGACGACACACGTAAAACTAGACTGTCATTGAAACAGATCAACAAAGCAAGAAAAGCCGGTGAATTTCACAAAGACGAACAACAAAAAGAGTTGGACTTTGTGAGACAGATGTACGGCGCCGCTAACCAACCGGAAATGTAATAAATGTCTATTGCTTTTGTATTAGGCAATGGTCTCAGTCGCAAACCAGTTCCCCTAGAACCCTTACAACAGTTTGGCAAAGTGTATGCCTGCAATGCTGTTTACAGAACTTACACACCCAATTACCTAGTGGCAGTGGATGCCAAGATGATCAATGAGATCTGTCTAGCAGGTGCTCAGTTCAATATGCCAGTATGGACCAATCCAAACAGAGCATATAAAAAGTACAAAGGGTTAAACTTCTTCGAACCCAGCCTAGGATGGTCATCAGGACCCACAGCACTGTGGTTAGCATCAAAAAATATGCATCAATTGATATATTTGTTGGGTTTTGACTTCACAGGCACCACTGAGGGCAAACTGAACAACATATATGGCGATACACCCAACTACAAAAAGAATTCAGACACTGCCACCTATCACGGCAATTGGAACCGGCAAACAAGCATTATCCTACAGAAGAATCCACTAAAGAGATATATACGAATAGTACCGGAAGGTACTGATGTTTTTGAGGCTAAAGACCTTAAGAAGTTTACGAATTACAGTGAAATCACTGTACAAGAGTTCAAAAGACGCTATCATTTATAGAATCTGCGTCAAACGGGTCAGTATCGACCCATTATCTACCTGTTTTTTCACCTATCGGTTAAATAATACATGACAGTCTTATCATAAACAGTTAATAGGAGAAAAACAATGTCAGATAAAAGTAAATTCGAGCAAATGCTTGAAAAATTAGTCGCTGACGATAGAACAGCGGCAGAAGAAATTTTCCATGATATCGTTGTGGAAAAATCAAGATCAATCTATGAAGGTCTTTTAGAAAATGATATCAAAGATATCGAAGTAGAAGAAACTTCAAAAGAAGACTCAAAAGAAGAAGAAACAACAGAAGCGTCTAAAGAAGCAAAAGAAGACGAAAAAGTTGAAGAAAAAACTTCAGAAGAGTCAAAAGAAGACGAAGCAGTTGAAGAAGCATCAAAAGACGAAACTTCAAAAGAAGAAGAAACTAAAGAAGAAGAGTCAAAAGATGAAGAAGCAACAGATGAGTCTTTATTAGATATAGAAAATCAAGAAGTAGCACCAGCAGTTGAAGTAGGTGGAGACGCAACAGACGATATGGTTGCTGACATCGAAGCACCAGCAGGTGACATGGACAACGGCGACGACTCTGAAAAAGGTGAAGAAGAAATCGAAGACAGAGTAGTTGACCTAGAAGATGCTATTGATGACCTTAAAGCCGAATTTGAAAAAATGATGGGCGATGAGGACAAAGGCGACGACGCTGAAGGCGACGACGCTGAAGATAACGGTGAAGAAAAAGAAGACGAAGCCGTTGTAGATCAATCAGCAGAGGGAGAAACTGTAGAAGTTGCTCCTGAACTTGGTGAACAACCAGCAGTAGAAACAGCAGAACCTAAAACAGCAAGTGAAGAAATTAGAGAATATGTGAACAAAGTAGGCGTAACGCATACAGATGGTTCAGATAACTCTAAATCACCAGTTGCTGGCAAAAATGATATGGGCGGAACGGCTTCTAACATCGCTAAAGGTGGTGAGGAAACAGGTAGTAAAGCACCTGCTCCAAAAGAAGAAAACGCAGGTAACATTAATGTACCAGGTGGCAAAGCGAAACCTGTTGCGGCACCAAAGGCCAAGACTAGCACAGAAGATGATTCTTCTGCAAAGTCAACTATTGGCAGTTAATAAGGTAGTATAAGGAAAACGGATGTTATCATTACGTGAGACGCTAACTTTCGACCAGGCGGGAATAGTCGTTGAGACTAAGGACGAACACAACGGTAAATCCCTTTACATGAAGGGAATCTGCATTCAGGGAGGTGTTAAAAACGCCAACCAAAGAGTGTATCCTGTTAACGAAATCCAGAGGGCTGTCAGCACACTTAACGATCAAGTCACTGGTGGATACAGTGTTCTCGGCGAAGTTGATCATCCAGAAGGCCTTAATATTAACCTAGATCGTGTATCACACATGGTAAATGAAATGTGGATGGACGGACCGAACGGATACGGAAAAATGAAAATTTTACCAACCCCGATGGGACAACTTGTTAAAACAATGCTGGAAAGCGGAGTTAAACTTGGTGTTTCATCCAGGGGTTCGGGTAATGTTAAAGAAGACGGATCCGGACAAGTATCAGATTTTGAAATCATCACAGTAGATATCGTTGCACAACCATCGGCGCCAGGAGCATATCCTGAGCCAATATACGAACATCTAATGAACACAAAGGGTGGTTTAAAAGCATTTAACTCAGCAAGGGACACACAGGCACAAAAATATCTAAAAGAACAACTAATAAACATAATTGGAAAACTCCAATCTAAATAGGAGATAAAGAATGTTAGAAGCACTGAAATCACTTTTTGAAACGAACGGAATTTCGGAAGAGATCAGAGCAGAAATAGAATCCGCATGGAACCAGAAGGTTGAAGAAAACAAACTTTCTGCCACTGCTGATCTTCGTAAAGAATTTGCAGAGAAGTATGAACACGACAAAGCAAGTTTGACAGACGCTGTTGACAAAATGGTATCTGAAAGAATCGAAGCAGAAATGGCAGAGTTCGCAGAAGACAAGAAGCAACTTGCAGAAGAAAAATTTAAGTATGCTACTCAAATCGGTGAACACACTGAAAAGTTAAAAGCATTTGTTTTTGATCAACTTAAAGGCGAAGTTGCTGAACTACACTCAGACCAAAAAGTTATGGCAGAAAATTTTGTTAAACTTGAGGACTTCGTGGTAGAAGCTCTGTCTAAAGAAATTGCAGAATTTCAAAAAGACAAACAAGACGTTGCTGAAACAAAAGTACGTCTTATCAGAGAAGCAAAAGCACATTTTGAAAAAGTTAGAAGTAACTTTGTGAAAAAAGGTGCTGAGAAAGTGTCAGAAGTAGTGGGCAAAACTCTTAAACAAGAGATTAGTTCATTAAAAGAAGACATTGAAGCGGCTCGCAAAAACGACTTTGGTCGCAGACTGTTTGAATCTTATCAACAAGAATATTCACAATCATTCTTGAACGAAAAAGGTGAAACAGCAAAACTTCTTAAAGTAGTGGACGTAGCGAAACTACAGGCGGAAGAAGCGAAGAAGACTGTCGACGAGAAACAAAAAGTAATTGAAGCAAAAGAAAAAGAAATTGCTACAATTAAAGAAGCGGCAGAGAGAAGTGACGTAATCAATGAGTTAGTACAACCATTGAATGCAGAACAAAAAGAAATAATGAACAATCTACTGGAGAGTGTGCAGACGGGTGCTTTACGAAAGCAATTCGAAAAGTACATACCGGCTGTTCTAAACGGTAGGACTCCAGCGAAAAAACAGGCAATAAATGAAGGCACAGAAGTAACAGGCGATAAACAAATTAACATTGTAAACGGCAGTCAATTCAATAGCAACATCGTTGATATTAGAAGACTTGCTGGAATCTAAAACAAAAGGAGAAAATAACAATGTCAGAACTAACAGAAACTCGCTGGCAGGACACAAAGAGTGCGTTATTAGAAGGTCTAACTGGAAATAAAAAAGCAGTTATGGCGGCTACTTTAGAAAATACTAAACAGTATCTTTCAGAGTCAGCAACAGCAGGTGCTACATCTGCCGGTAACGTTGCAACTTTAAACAGAGTGATCCTACCGGTGATCAGACGGGTTATGCCTACTGTGATTGCTAATGAATTGGTTGGAGTACAACCGATGACTGGCCCAGTTGGTCAAATCCACACGTTAAGAGTAAGATATGCAGAAACACAAAACGCGACTATCAACAGCGATGATGTTACAGCGGGCGATGAGGCTTTATCACCATTTAAAATTGGTCAAGCCTATTCAGGTAACACAACAGACTCTAAAGGAGATGCAACAGCATCGAAAGAGGGTACTGGTGGTAGAGCGATGTCAATCCAAATCTTGAAACAAACTGTTGAAGCAAAAAGCAGAAAGTTACAAGCAAGATGGACATTTGAATCTGCTCAAGATGCTCAGGCGCAACAAGGTATTGATGTAGAGGCTGAAATCATGGCGGCATTAGCACAAGAAATTACTGCTGAAATCGACCAAGAAGTAATCAACTCATTAAGATCTTTAGCGGCTGATGAAGAAGCATTCAACCAAGCGGCTGTTTCAGGAACTGCGACTTTCGTAGGCGATGAACACGCGGCGTTGGCTGTTTTAATCAACAGAGTAGCAAACAAAATTGCACAAAGAACAAGAAGAGGCGCAGGAAACTGGGCTGTGGTATCACCACAGGCTTTAACTGTACTTCAATCTGCAACAACTTCAGCGTTCGCAAGAACAACTGAAGGTTCTTTTGAAGCACCAACTAACCAAAAAATGGTTGGAACTTTAAACAGTGCAATGAAAGTATATGTTGACACATATGCGGCAGACGATTCGTCTGTATTGGTAGGATACAAAGGCTCATCTGAAGCAGATGCGGCGGCGTTCTATTGCCCATACATTCCGTTAATGTCTAGCGGTGTTGTGCTTGACCCATCAACTTTTGAACCAGTTGTTTCTTTCATGACTAGATATGGTTATGTAGAGTTAAACAACACAGCATCATCACTTGGTAATGCTGGGGACTACGTTGGTGAAGTTACTATGTCAAACATTTCGTTTGCATAATCAACAGTAAACACTTACATATTAAAGGGGGCTTCGGCCCCCTTTTTTATTGACTTTTTGTTCAGGACTTGACTTTTATACCAAAATGTTGTATAATTATTGAGGAAACACTAACAAGGACTACAATGAAAAGTATTGCAATATTAATATTAACTTTCTTCACAGTGTCGGCTTGTTCTATTAAAGAACCAAGAGTATCATTTGGAAAAAAATGTTCAATGACTGATGACAACATCACTTATTCGTATGTTTGGATCTATGATAAAAACACTGGTCTGCCAGCAGACGAAGAACAGTGTGCGGCACTTCCTAAAAAAGAAGAGAAGTAATCAGATGGACTTAATCCAGCCATTGTTTGTCAACGAAAAAGGCAGAACAGAAACGGCTGGATTAGGCGTCCACAATAGTAGTTTTTCCGAAATCTTAATTAACGATCAGATACAACAAGATGTAGACAAAGGTGTTGACAGTTTCTTGTTGTTTATCACACCACAATATAAAACTTGGACTCCTGATTGGAGTTTTAATCAAAGAATTGTAAATCAAATAAAAACAAAATTTCCTAAAATACAATTAATTGTAGATGTATGTTTGTGTTCTACTTTGCCAGATGGACATTGTAGAGTGATGGATAAACCAGACACTAGTGAAGCATTGTTGATTGATTTGGGTAAGAAATTAGAATCAGCAGGTGCAGACATATTGGCTCCATCAGACATGGGAGATAATACAGTGCAAAATTTAAAAGCAGAAACCAACTGTGAAGTGATGGCATATGTGAAATATCGAAGTGTGTTTTACAGTTCATTCAGAGATCTTGCAGACAGTACCCCAACCACTGAAAGAACATATCAATTGCCTATCAACGGTGATTCAGGAATGACTGCCACAGCAAATAAATTTAAAACACAAAAAGCAGATTATATCCTACTTAAACCAGCACAACACAGTTTGAATGAATTAAGCATGATATCCATCAGCACATATAATCCAGTAGGATTGTATCAAGTGAGTGATGAATACAAAGGATTGCCCACGATAGAGCATCAAATAGAAATTGCTAAAGTGTATCGCAAAGCAGGTGCTAAATTTTTAGTAACATACGGAGCAAGAGACATAATTGGTAAAATTTAATATGGAACACGAAAAAATATTATTAGAATTTCGAGAATACATGGATAGAATACAAGTATGGAAAAACAATCATGGAATATTCATCAACGATATTAAAAAATTAGAAAACACAATGAACAAAATGTATGATGAATACACCACTATTTTAATAGATTACCGTAGAACTAAAAAAGATAGATACCTAGAAGAAGCCAATTCTGTGCTAATAGAAGCCATAAACCTAGCAAAAAAGTTCTCAAAAGTTGAACTGATAGCATCACTCAGCAAACGATAAATACCTTTAGTTCAAACGTACTTTGACCTATGTCAAAGACTTATGCAGTAATAAACCCACTGCGTACCGGATAGAACCCGGATAGGACTACTTTATAGGAGAAAAAAAATGGGAAGACCACTTAACAAAAGACTGTTCACAACAGCGGCTGGCGGTGCAACTGCCGGTGCAAATGAAATAAAAGTAAACTTTCACAATGGTGGAGCAGTTGTAGAAGGTACTATTGTCAGACAAAAAGGATCTAAAAAATTCGTAGTTGCTGAAACTGGTGCCACAGATACTGAATTTACGTGTGTATTAAAGACTGGTGTATTACCAGCGGCTTTAAGTGCAGGCGAAATGTCAATATCAGTACAAGGTTCTGATGCAGAAACTTACGGTGTAAGTAAAATTTCAGGACGTACTCTAACACTTGCTAAACCAAGTGCCACAGGTACAAATGCTCTAGACGGCTTGAAACAAGCATGGGGATTTGCCGCGGCGGCGACTGGTTCAGTTAAAGTTGAAGAAGCAGGTGATGACGACGTTGCTAACGCAGATGACGACGACTTCACAGCAGACGCATAATATAAAATACAGTTTAGGGAGTGGCAACACTCCCTAAACTATAAAAAACTATGGCAAAAACAGTTTATTTAGAAAAAGGTGATTACAAAATTAAAGTAGCAGATGCCTCGAATAAAATCGAGTTAGATGCCACAGAAACTTTAGTAAAAGGTAATTTAACAATAGAAGGAACAACTACAACAGTTGAGTCTACTGTTACCACTATCACAGACAATATTATTACTTTGAATTCTGGAGAAACAAGTCCAGGAATAAATGCAGTTAAAAATTACCAAGCAGGAATAGAGATTGATAGAGGAACACTTAATGATGTGGCAATAATTTATGATGAATCTATTGCATGGAACAATCCAAGCACACAAACAGTTTCACAAGGACCAAACTTACAAGGACCTGGTTATGGTTCATACAAAGTTTCTTCATCAGACGGCAACGACATTTTAGCATTAAGAGTTGCCAACATCAACAACAACAATGCAATATATTTTGAGCCAGGCGGAACTGGTACTTTAAGATTAGGAGCCAGTATTGCTCCAGCAAACTACATCAGCAGAATGAGTGATGACAATGATATTCCAAATAAAAAATATGTGGATGATGAAATCAATGCTGTTGTAATTGGTGCGGCTTTTCCAAGAATAGTTCAAGGTGATACAGAAGTAAAAATCACAGACAACAGTACATCTGGTCAAACATCAAAAATAGAAGTTACTATTGATGGAACATTATTAGGATTATGGGAGCCAAATAGATTTGAATTGTATCAACAAACAACAGATATTGGTAGTATTAGAATTGAAGGTGATACCATCAGCAGTCTTAATTCAAACCAAGATTTAGAATTGGTAGCACCAGGAACAGGGTCTGTAAGGGCAAATGATTCCTTCGTGATCGGCAATAGACCAAGTGTGCAAGATTCTGCTATAGACCCGTTATATGACGCCAACGGCGTTAAATTGTATGCAAAAACACCATCTGGAGGAGATACAGGATTATATTTTGTAAATACAAATGACATAAGAGGAGAAGTGATCAGCAAGAATAGAGCACTACTTTTTGGATTAATTTTTTAAAGGAGAAACAATGGCAATAACAAACGCAAACGTAAATGGAACACAAGATGTTCTTACAGTACCTGCAGGTAAAAGTTATGCTGTTACATCTATATTGATCACAAATGTTGGTCCAGAAGATGCTACAGGTGGAGAAGATAGTAATTTCACTTTGTATGCAGTGACTGGAGCCTACATTGCAAACCAATCTATGATAGTTAACAATGCATTATTACCGGGAGCAGAAACATTCACACTAGATTCAGAAAAAATAGTGTTGGGTGCTGGAGACGTTATCAAAGTTGCTCAGTCAGGTAATAACAATCTTTCAGTTGTAGTAAGTTACTTGGAGGTGTAATGAGATATTTAAAACGTCAATCAACTAATAAAAGATTATTAAACGGTAAAGGTTTAATATACACTCAGTACGAAACAATTGAAGCACAATCAACAGGTGCATTTTTAGTTCCAAAAGGAACTCAAGTACAACGTCCCACTTCACCCATTGAAGGACAATTGAGATTCAACACAACATTAAGACAACTTGAAGTGTATGAGTCATTAGGCGGTGGCGCTCCAGTATGGAAACAATTTAGATTATCAGAACCACAAAACATTGTAGTACAAAATTTAAGTAATGGTGATGACACAGAAGTAAACTTTGGAATTCTAAATGATGGATTTGGATCAGGATTGGGTTATCCAACTGCGTCAGAAAATGTTTTAGTAATGGTGGAAAACGTTTTACAAATTCCAAACACTAACTACACATTAACACAAAATCCATGTGATGTAAACAGTAATATAGTAAGTGCTGTGGCAAATTACAATTCAACAGGCGTTGGTGCTTATGTTAGTTCAAATGCCGCATTGATTGATTGGCAATCCAAAGGATATCATGTTGGACAAACAGTTGTTGTAACAGGATCTGCCACTAATAACGGAACAAAAACAGTAACAGCAGTAACACCTACTCATTTAAGTGTAAACACTTTGTTGAATACTGAAGCAAACCTTGGTGGTGGAAACACATTTAACATGGACGGAAAAAGTTCTGTAACAGGATTATCTTACCCATCAGGACAATATATTACATTTGGAACAGCAGTTCCAACAGGTAAACCAGTCACTGTTTTACACAACTTTGACAAATAATTCCTTTACCAAATTTCAATAAATACTAAAAAAGGAGTGCTATGGCAGTAACCAATGTAGGTAGAATATCAGGACCATTATTAAAAGAAAATCTTACAAGAACGTCGGATTTGGCTTTTGAAACGGATCTTTTATTCATCGGGCACACCAACGGTAGAATAGGTGTCAAGAACTCCGCTCCCACAAGAGATTTTCAAGTAACAGGCAATGCTATCTACAGAGGCGATTTAATTGCCACAAACTCCGCATCAATTGGAAACATTGATATAGACGGTCCAACAAACACATTTTCAACATTGACTGGGCCTATCAACATGAATGCCACTACTAAATTTCAAATGACTGAATTACGCACAGGTAATTTAGCATTTACTAACAGTGGAATAAGAGCATACAATGGTGAGGATATCATATTTCAACCAGGACCTGGTACAGGTAAAATGATTATTCCATCAGACCTAAACACAACAGGAAATATTCATGCTACAGGAGATATTTCTTTTGATGGAAATATTTTTATAGGTGGTGATGGTCCAGAAGATACTTTAAGTTTTAAAGGTGACATTGAATCAGATTTAATTCCTGACGTAACTGGAACTTATGATATAGGTTCTAATGGTCAGCGTTGGGGAGATATGCACGTACAAACCATGACAGGTTTGAATGATATCACAATCGATAACACAATTTCTTTATCAGGTGTTGCTGTTAACTTAGGTATTGAAAATAAATGGTATGTGAGTACCAACGGTACTGATTTATTAGCAGGTAATCACCCTAACTTTGCGTTTGGAACAATACGTCATGCATTGGCATACATTGAAGAAAGCACAGCAGGTCCACATGAACTACACATTTTACCTGGCACATACACAGAACAATTTCCATTAGAAGTACCAGCAAACGTAACTGTAAAAGGTACCGGCATAAGATCAGTTACAATTAAACCAGATGTGCCTAATAGATATCAAGATGCATTTTTAATGAACGATGCGTCTTCCGTTTCTGATTTAAGTATTGTAGATTTTCATTATGATGCAAACACTGATCGTGGTTACGGTTTTAGATTTTCTGACAACGCCGGTATTGTTACAAAATCACCATACATACAAAATGTTTCAGTGGTCACACAAGGAGACACACGAACAGCAACTGACCCAAGAGGATTTGATTCAGGAGATGCAGGTAGAGGTGCATTGGTAGATAGCAATGTTTTAGATACAGCATCACCAAGAACATCAATGTTATTCAATATGGTTACATTTATTACTCCGGGTGCAGATGCAGTAACAGTTAAAAACGGATCAAAAATAGAATTTATCAATTGCTTTACTTACTTTGCAAATAGAGGTTTGTATCTACAACACACATTAAATCAATACACGCCAACAGCAGGAAGTTATAATCCTGCAACTGGTGTAATGACTTTAACTATTGGCAACCACTCAATAAGAGTTAACGAAACAATTACTATTGCAGACAACAGTTTAACTTTCACGTGTGCTATGGATGGTCATACAACAGATCACACTTACCCAAGACCATCAGATCCTTATTCAGGTAAAAAGATTACAATCACAGAAACAACTGCTACATCTATTACGTGTAACGTTGGTATATCAAGCAATGTGTCAGCACACCTATTTAAAAGTGCAACTGCAAATGCTATAACAGAAGGCACAATGAACGAAGCAAGAGTAATTGCAAGTGCAACAATATATGGTAATCAAGGTGTTGTAGCAGATGGAAACGGAAGTTTGGCATATCTAATCAGTCATAATTTTGCTTATGTTGGTTCAGGAAAAAATGTAGAAAATGATGTGGACACTATTGATCAAACTAATGAAGTTGTGACAACAAATAATGCAAGAGTTCATTTTGTAAGTCAAGACCAAGGCGGAGATTTTAGAGTTGGCGATAATTTTATTGTAGATTTAGGAAAAGGTACAACGTCGATAGCAGTGAATGATGGTGAATTAGGTGCGTCAACATTAACAGTTGGTGTACAAGGTAAAGAAACTCTTGTTGATGCTACAAAAATAGATGTACCAAATTTTAGAATTTCAAACAACACAATCCAAACATTAAACAACAGTCTTTCAATAGGTGCTGTTGGATCATCCAATGCTGTAAATTTAACTGCAAATGTTTTGATGCCTAAAGTTGATATCACAGGTAATGCCACAATAGGTGGATCAGGATTAAATTTTGGAAATGATGCTGGAGACACTGTAAATTTTGCAATGGATTTTGAACAAGATTTATTACCAAGTCAAGATACTCAAAGCAATATAGGTAGTGCAACAAAAAATTGGAAAGAAACAAATTCATCAAGAATAACTTTAGATAATATTGATATTCACAATAACACTATTCAAACCACAGACACAAATTCACAATTAGAATTAAGAGCAACCGGTACAGGTAAAGTTAATTTAGGCACTGTTGGATTCAAAACAAATATATCATCTGCATCAGGAGATGTTGCATTTAGTGGAGGAACAACTAACACAATAATCAACTCCACAAGTCATCTATCTCTACCATCAGGAACCACAGCACAAAATCCTAATCAAGGAAATGCTGTAAGGTTTGATTCAAGTATAAATGAATTTGAATTATTTTCAACAGGTAAAATAGCACTGAATGGAATAAAAGATGGTGACCGAGACACTAATATTGATTTAAGCAGTAACAAATTTACTTTTTACACAGCCAATGGATATGCTGGTGAAATAGACGGTGCAGGTAACTTAATTGTACCTAAGTTTGCTAGTCAAGATCAGATTTCAATTAATGGCAACACAATAGGTGTGGGTAGTGCCTCAAATCCACAAGCAGGTTTCACAGCAAACGGAACGGGGAAAGTGGTGCTAGACACTGCTAATCTTGAAGTTTCTGGGGCAACTATTGAGAACAAAGTCGTCAACCAAGATATCACATTCACAGGAACAGGTTTAAAACAAAACAGAACAGTACAATTTGAGTCAACCAACGGATATATAGGACCATTTGGAACAACTGTACAACGTGATGCTATCACTCCTAGACTAGGAGCAGTATGGTGGAACTCAGACAGTGGTCTTTTAGAAGTATATGCTGGAGCAGTGGATGGTTGGGTTTCTTCTATTGGTGTGCAATCTGTAACAGTTACAGACGAAATTGCGGAAGATCTCAATGTGGTTTACAACCTCATATTAAACTAGTATAAATTAACCTTGTACAATATAATACCAAAAGACCGATAAATAATACTAATGCAGAATCCGACCAGATTCAGCAGGACAAACCGTGGTACAACCGACGAAGAACTTATGAATAATGTAAGGTGAAAATCAGGTTGGTGGGACAAGATCCCCGTGCTATAAAGGAGCAAAAACAATGGCTGTAGGTCGAATATCAGGTCAGCTCTTGAAGTCCAATCTTCTGCGTAATGGAGCAGATTTGGCTTTTGAGACGAACTTGTTATACATTGATGTTAATAACAACAGGATTGGTGTTAAGACCAGCACTCCTCAATACCCGCTAGATATAAACGGAACAGCACGTACAACAAATGCAGAAGTTACTGGACAAGTAGATGTAGGAAATATCACAGTAACTGGCAACACAATTTCAACAACATCATCTCAACTTAACTTTTCAGCAATAGACGGTATTGTATACAATAACGAAATTCATGTAGATGATCTTATAATCACTAACAATAAAATTGAAGCAACTGATACCAATCAAAACTTTGAGATTGTAACTAGCGGTACAGGTAAAGTAGATATTATAGGTAACACAGAAGTACAAGGAAATATCCACGCAACAGGAAATATTAGAGCAGACGGTAACATCACTATTGGTGATAATGATACAGATTCTATAACAATTAATGCTGATATTACATCAAACATCATACCTGATGCTTCAGACACATACAGTTTAGGAACTGCGGCAAAACGTTGGAATCAAGCATATGCCAACAATTTAACAGTGGACAACCTAGCACTATCAGGAAACATCACTGTACAAGGACTAAACTTAACAGCACGTCCAGGTAAAGTAATATACGTGGCAACCAACGGTGATGACTCTAAATCAGGAACTCACCAAAATGATCCATATGCTTCAATTGAACAAGCATTATCAGTGGCTATTGCTGGAGACCATGTTTACATTTATCCAGGCACATACACAGAAGATTTTCCATTAACTATTCCAACAGGAGTTAGTATAAGAGGTGATGGAATTAGAGCAGTAAAAATTCAACCAAGCAATGCAACAAACAGCAATGATGCTTTTATATTAAATGGTGAAACAACTGTTGAAGATTTAACTATTACAGGTTTTTACTATAACAATTCTGCAAACACAGGACACGCATTTAGATTTAATCCAACAGGTGCAGATGATTCAACAGGATTTCAAGTTACATCTAGATCACCTTATGTAAGAAACGTAACTGTCATTACACACGGAACAGTGACAACAGCAACTGACCCAAGAGGATTTGGATCTGCTGATGCTGGAAAAGGTGCATTGTTAGATGGTTCAGTGGCAACTCCTGCATCTAATGAAGCAAGTTGTTTGTTTCAAAATGCAACATTTATTACTCCAGGTGTTGAT